GGAGTTAAGGTAGATCACGATTCATTCATGAAATCATGTGGATTCTCCTCTAATAGTCGTCGTCATCGTCGTCAAACGAGATAGCGCTAAGGGATTCAGATTCCCAATTCAATAGAACATCATCAAGTTCATCATCAACCATCAGTAGTATCTGTAGATAATCAGGCTGTTGAGCTCCTCTGCTTAGCAAGATACGCTCTTTAATGGCTTCAGTCTTTTTCAAGATTGAAGATCTTAATTCTTCAATTACTGCTTCAGTCTTTTTATCATTCGCGTCTTTAGCCATGGCAAACCTTTATAAGATTATATCGACAAAACATAAAAAGTTTTAGATAAATAAACTAAAGAAAAATAAGTCTAATAACATGAAGAATTTTATGTCAATCAGAAAGTTGTATGAGGATTTTAATCCAGAAGACGCTGGACAAATGCCACAAGTACAGTCAATGGATCAGATGATGGCTCAGGAACCTATACAACCTGAAGAACAAATTGAAGCTGGTGCACAAGAAGAACCAGTTGAAATGCCAGCTGCTGAAGAGCCTAAAGCCCTCCCTGATTTTGACCCGATGAACTTGACAGTAGCTCAATTCATGGAAAGATGTGATAAGATAAATCCATTGGTTTGCATGGGACTTAAGAACTTTATCGAAGAAAATGGAGAAGCTCTTGCTGCTGAAGTAAACGGAGGAGAATCATTTGACTTAGACAAGGAAGCGAACTTAGACTTTCCACCTGCTGAAGGAACTGAACAGCCTGCTGATTTTTCTTTAGACCAACCTGCATCTGACCTTAACTTCCCACAAGCACAGAACGCACAAGCTGTTGAAATGTAAAAACTTTCTGACTGATGAAGAAGGCTAATGAATGGTATGGTGCAAACACGATGGGCACAGACGTTGACCATTTGATTCCTTCTCCCGACGAAAAGAGAGCAAATCACTTGATGTATACTGCTGGGACCAGTACAACAATCCCTTCACATTGGAACAATTCTCCTTTTCTTAGCGGAGGAAGACTTACTAGTGCATTTGGTGCAAATCCAAAGGGTAAGAAAAAAGCCGTCATGAGTTACGAAGAGTTCTTGACAAGCAAGACTAAAAAGGATAAATAACAAAAAAGGATATGGGATACATTCAGAACTTTACTAGCTTCACTAACACCGCTCAAAAAATGGTCAGTGAAGAGACTGATGTGATGTTGACTGATGCTACTCTAAAAGATCTGGATTCAAAGATACAAGCATACAAGAACCAGATAAACCAGTGGGAGAGAGACATTGAGAATAGAAAAAAGGTTTTGGCTGAAGAAGCTGCTAAGAAACAAGCAGCAACTGCAAATCAGGCTGCTGCACAAGCTGCTCCAGCTGCGCCTGCCGCTCCTACTACTTAACTAAATGGAAAGAAAGATAAAGACATATGATGATTTTGTTAATGAATCGACTAAAGAAGTGGTTTACCCTACTAATTTTAAAGGTATGGTACAAAGCGCCTTATCTGGACTTTATACTCAGATCATTGCCATAGCTCAAGAGCTAGCTAACGAAAAAGCGGCTAGAAACCCCAATAGATATTCTGGTACGATCCAGGAGGTCGACATAACTAGGGCTATGAATATGATATTCCACAGCGATTGGAAGAAGAAGATTAAAGAGAGGGCAATCGGAGACGTCTTACAGAATTCTATGAATAGAGCTGGAAAACAGGACGAAGTAATAGGAAAAAAGAACCTTAGAGCGTTAGGTCGTTCTAATGGGGACAAGGACTTTAACCTCGATATCGATAAGTCAAGCGTTAGATTTAGCGATAAGCGAGAAGGGACTGGCCCAGGTTCAAACCAATAAACAAAGAGATGACAGAAGTAGAATTGATAGCGGACATAAACGATGAGATCACCTTCTCAGGAGCCTTACCTTATTCCTTACCGGAAAAGGAGATAAAAAGGATCTTGGAAAACGATAGTCGTTATTTTTACGATAACTGGAAACACGCTGTCGAGTCCCAATACTTGTTATTACCTTTAGAACTATTCACGACTCCACAGTTTACTAAGAAACGCCAGATCATTTTACCGGATTGCGTACAGTTCGTTGTAGACTTTAAAGAAGCAAAAGGAGGTTCAATATTCGCAACAATCGATAGAGACTTTGCTGAACAGAAATTCATAGGTTCTGAAGTATTCTTAACTCCATTTATCGGAGAAAGCATCATGTACAGAACAGTAATGTTTTCCTTTTTAGACTTAACGAAAGCGATGTTATTAGACTCTATCGCATACGACTATAACAAGAACACCAAACTGTTAGGAGTATTAGGCAGAACACCTAGGACTGCGGCAGTATTAAGAGTCTTTAAGAAATTAGATAGGGATAAGTTATATGAGGATGAGATGTTCCAACGTTTTGTTCGTGCTCACGCGAAGGTTAGACTCTCTCACATGTTACAGACATTCAACTATCAATTGCCTGGAGGAATAGCAGTAAACTATCAAAACATAGTCACTACCGCTGAGAAGGAGATGGAAGAGGTAAAGGCCATGATGAAAGGCGAGAACACAGCTGATTGGATGTTCTTACACAGACAATAAATAAAACAAATGGCACAGCTTAGAGAGATTTACTTTAGGGATCAAAACGATCCTAAATATAGAGCCGATCAGGTTGAGGTTACTGATGACCTTGAGGCTACTATCCAACAGATCATGATGACGATCTTTACTAAGAAGGGAGAGGTTTTAGGAGAACCTAATTTCGGCCTAAACTTAGACAACTATCTCTTTGAATTTGATGTTGATCCGACCAGCCTAGGTAGAGCTGCACAAGACCAGATCTATAACTTTGTGGCTGAGACCAGAAAGAGAAGGATCACAGTGAAGCCTTCTCTTTATCCAGACTCAGTTTCAAACAGGGACATCTTAGTCTTGTTGATAGACATCCCTGAAATAAAGGAAAAGATTGCTGCTTTCTACGACTAGAATATCTCTACTCCAGCAAAAGACTGAATCAAAACTCTCAAGTTTCGTTGTTGATTACTAAGCATTTCAATCTCAGTTCGCTTTAATTGCATGTTCTTAGAAAGACTAGAACGAGTCGCAACTAATCCTCGGTGTTCGGCGCTTTCGTTACAGTCGCTAACGAATGCCATCTTTCTGGCCTCGTCATTACTATACATCTTTTTACCAGCATCGTCTACTGCAGCAAGTACTTGTGATTTGATTTCAATCTCTAAGTCAGAGATAGCTTTTTCGTTTGCCTCAACTTCATCATTAAGACTGATTATTTGGAGCTGCAAATCATAAACCTTTTCGGGAATGAGAGCTAGCTCTTGCGCCATTTCTTGTGGTGTTTTCATAAAATAGTTTTTAACTATAATACTATAAACTTCTTAATGGTTAAAGCTGACCTGCTCCAGCGGTTTCGCCTCCTTCTTTAGTCTCGCTACCGCCTGCTTCTGCTGGTGCTGCTGCTCCGCCTGCCGCTGCTCCACCCGCAGGTGGCGCTGCTGGAGCACCTGCTGCTGCTCCTGCTGCTGGTGGCATCTCAACTTCAATGTCTAGTTTCTGTTCAAACCATTGTTGGTTAGATTCGATTTCACTCTCAGTCAACTTAAGCTCTTTTCTAACTAAGTATTCGGTAGAGAAGAATGGTGTACCGTCATCGTTCATGACTCCTTTCTTAGCTTGGAATGCTGCGATTCGTTTAGCTTCGATATCGTTTTGTTTAGCTTCTTCGAAGATGTTATCGTTGTTATAAGTTATCCCGATTGCGTTGTTAAACTTATAATCATCTCCTAATTCTGGAAAGTCTAAGCACATTTGCAAGTACCAAGGTTTTACTAGCATTTCAGAGAATGCTGATCTTAGTCTTCTAATGAATTTCTGATATCTGACTTCCTCCCTTGTGATACCTTCTGCGTTTAGGGTAAATGCACCCATACCACTCTGTCCTTCCCAACGTGAATAAGGAATCTTGGAGTCCATCTTTAATTTCTTATAGAAGTAATTTAAGAGTTCAGAACCAGAAAGGTTTGGGCCAGGGGTCTGTAATGCTTCGATCTTGATCTGTTGTTGTTGGTCGTTTACTGGCATAACATAGTTCTTATAGAACATGATGTTCGGTTTACCGTCAACGTTTAGCTCACCAGTATCTCCATTAAAGTAGATGTCTTCTTTAAATAGGTTTAGGAATTCACGAACGTCTTCTTGTCCTTTTTGAAAGCTTTTACTTCCGATTGGAACTGTTGTAGTTAACCTGATTGGAGCGTTCATAACGTGCCAAATTACCTTACTGTGTTCGATTATTCTTAAAAGGTTAAACGATCTGATCAACCTTTCAACAAAACTAACTCTTTTTGTTCTAAAATGATTGGCGTAAGATATGTAGATGACTTGTGAGTCGTTTAGGATTCTAGTTGCACCGTTTGATGGATCATACTGTACCCACTGTAAGAAAAGCTTTCCTTTAGGATCCTTTTGTAACTGTGGAGCAATACTAGCTGGGTCGATCTCTTTGAAACCTATGATCTCTTTAGGTTTATCTAAATTATCGTAAAGAACTTCAAAAGAAAGGTGACCTTCTACTAGGAACTGGAATGCGTATTGCCATGCAGCTATCCCTTCTCCGAATCCCCAAGCAGTATAAATCTTTTCAAAGTTGTCGTTGTATTTGTCAAGTACTGCCTTTTGATAATGTAGTCTCTCTTCCTTGTTGTCTCCCCTATAAAGAAGCTTACCGGTCATGTCCTTTGCGTATGCGAATCTACTCTCTTCATCATAGACTATCATGTCGTCGACGATTGTTTCTAGAATGAATTCGATTTCGCCATTGGACGCAACGTCCCTTAGTCTTTCTCTTTTAACGACATAATCTAATTGAAAGAAGGCAATGGCCTTTGTTCTTAGTTGGGAAGTAGTATCAGCTATCGCCATTGAGAACTTCATGAGCTCGTCATTAGCGCTTAGCCTTGTGCTTCTTGCTTGTAGCTGGCCTTCGATAAAACCAATTGCTTGTGAGTTTCTAAGAAGAAGGTCCTCATGTCGAGTACCGAACTTACTTAGGCCGGCTAGTGTTCCTCCAACCTTTCCTTTTGATGTGTCTAAAAATCCAGCCATATTATCTGTTCAATGAATTTGTTAAAAAGTCCTCGTAGACTCTTGCGAGACTAACGTTTTCCGGTAGCAGTCCCCTTTCGGAAAGCCTAGGGTTGACTAAAGTGCCAAAGCGGTCCCAGTCAATCAACCTAGCCGAAATGATATCGTCCATGCTATACTTATTTATCGCATAATAAAGGTTATCTGCACCCGATAACTCTGCTAAAAGGCTTGGAGTTATCATATAGAATTGCTGATCAATTATTTGACGCTCTTCAAATGGACGAAGGTTACCTTTATTATCATATAGATTAGCAAGACCGTTCTTTAGAGAAAAGTTCCAATATATTTGAAGCATCTTCTCAGCAACGGGAGGAGGAATCACTCTTAAGTCCAATATTATAGCAGACTCCTTCCAGTTTTCGTGAAAAAAGACTAAACCGGTTGGGTTCAAGTCTAGGTATCGCTTACCTCTAGTATAAAGAGCTATGAATTCCTCATCGAAGTCAGCTGCAGGCGGTACTATGTCAAAATAATAGAACCTTCCTGGCAATAGATTGAATCGGTCGATGGGTTTGCTCTTAAGCTTGCCTGACTCGTCTATTTCTGACGCGACTTGCTCAAAAGTAAGGCGGCCGTTGTTCTTTTCTAGGGATTCAAAAGTCTTCACGATATCTTTTACACCTTATTGAACAGAAAGTTTTCGGTTATTATCCCGAATCGCATGTTATTCTTGGTTGCATGCACTCTAGCAGCCTTAAACTTTGCAGTGTTTATTAAGTACTGCTTAGCGTGTCTAGCATAATTAAGGGTCTGCTTCTCAGTAAGTCGTTTGGGTTCCTCAGGTGGGCTCAAATACTTATTGGGTTTGATCTCAATCAGCCATTTAGTTATGACTCCTTCAGGGCTCTTTGTTGCCATGTAACAGTCTACCCAATATGTGCTTTCCTTTTTTAAGATGGGATTCCAATAGGGAATCCCTACTGGTTCTGATGCATATTCAATAACGCTATCAGTATTATCGCAATAGACAAGAAACTTAAGTTCCCAACTAGATCGATAGATTATTTTGGTGATGTCGCCTTTGTACTTATCTGGGTTTTGAGGAGTAAAATATCCCTGCTTAACCTTACCACGTTGCGGTTTTAAGAAATCATGGATGTCTCTGCTCTCCTTTGCCATCT